AGCTCTTATGAAACTAAAAGAGAAGGTAGGTAGAATTGCAGAGAGTGGTGGTATTACAGGGCTGGACGGTCGTAGATTAATCGTAAGGTCTGAACACGCCGCACTCAATACATTACTACAGGGCTGTGGAGCTATTATAGCTAAGCAGTGGATAGTTGACATTCAAGTAGCTCTAAAGAACTCTGGACTAGACAAACACTGTAAGCAAGTAGTTATGGTGCATGATGAAGTACAGTTCGAGTGCGAAGAAGCCTATGCAGACCAATTAGGTAAGGTATTAGCAGCGGCGGCACAAACAGCAGGAGAAACTCTAGGTATGCGAGTTCCTGTAGAGGCTGAGTATAAGATAGGAGATACGTGGTATGACACACACTAAAGATAGATTTAGAGTTAAGGAGTTAACGTACAATAACGGTAAGACAAAGTATGTAGTAGAGCGATATCAGATTACATGGGCAGGGAAAGGATGGGTAAGTTATCACGATTGTGGAAACGTAGAAGATGCTATAAGACTACGAGATACTCTTAATACTCAAGCGGCTTTGGTAACTGTAGTGTCTGAGAGGGTAATAACATAAAGAATAATAAAATGATTGACTTACGAACTAATAAGTGGTATAATGTATACTGCTCAACCGAATTAAACTTAAATAACAAGTAGAGGTAATACATCATGGCTAAACCAGTAAAATTAAGTAATGTTACATTGTTTTGGGCTAACTTGGCTAAACCTAGCACTATGTCTGGCAAGTATCAAGTAGATTTATCCCAACTAAGTAGCCGACAAGTAGAAGGCTTAGAGAAAATGGGAGTATCTGTAAACAACAAAGGTGACGACCGTGAGTTCTTTGTAACATGTAAGAGTACGTATGCAATTGATGCTTACGATGTAGACGGTGCAGTTATACGCGGCGCTCTAGTAGGTAATGAAAGCAAAGCTGATGTAGTAGTTACACCTTACGATTGGAAGTCTCCTACAGGCAAGAAAGGTACTAGCTTAGGTATTAATAAATTAGTCATTACAGATTTAGCAGTGTTCGAGAGTAACGATGAAATTGATATGAACGACGTAGAGGAGCTGTAGTGTGCGTTATATTGATGACAGATGTACTGCGTACTCAGGGCGTAAGTAAATGATTGCCCTAATTGATGCAGATATGCTGACGTATCGTATCGGTTGGGCGTGTAATGAAGAGACTGAAAAGACTGCGGCGAGTGCGTTGCGGTCTTTCGTTTCTCAAATCCTTGTAAATCTCAAGGAAGTAGACTGGCAAGACTACGAGTTATTCTTGTCAGGCTCTACTAACTTTAGAAAAGACATAGCTGTTACTGCACCTTACAAGGGTAACAGAAAAGATTTAGAGAAGCCAGTTCATTATGCGTTCTTACGAGATACTATGCTTAACGAGTACGAAGCAGACTTATCAGTAGATGAAGAAGCTGATGACACAATAATGAAGAGATTTACAGAGCTAAACGGTGAAGGTATTATATCCTCACTAGATAAAGACTTTGACCAGGGTGCAGGCTGGCATCATAACTTCGCTAAGAATGAGATATATTATGTTACAGAGGAAGAAGCGTTATTCAACTTCTATTCTCAGTTCCTAGAAGGTGATAGAATCGACAATATCATCGGAGTTAGGGGGATAGGTAAGGTTAAGGCTAGAAAGCTCTTAGAAGGCAAGACAGCTAAAGAGATGTTTGAGATATGCGGTGATAAGTTAGGTAGTTACGAGAGAGCTTTAGAGAATGGTAGACTACTGTATCTTCGCAGATATGATAATGAGATATGGGAGAGTCCTTAATGAAAGCTAAAGCAAGTAGTTATTATCGCTCAGGCTTAGAAGGTAAAGTAGCTAAACTACTACCTAGAAACATGTTTAAGTATGAGCCTTTTACAATACCCTATACAACATATCGAAACTATACACCAGACTTCGTAGCTGGTGAGTTCGATGAGTATATTGTAGAAGTAAAAGGTTTCTTCAGGGTGGGGGACACGCAAAAGTACAAAGCAATACGCGACTCTCTACCTGAGAATCAAGAGTTAATATTCATGTTAGCAGATAAGAATAAGAAAGTACGAAAAGGAGCTAAGATGACTATGGGACAGTGGTGTGCTAAAGAGAAAATCACTGGCTTTGACCTTAAAGAGATGGACGCATTTTTGGAGTATTGTACTGATGACCGTACCGAAGTACAGAGAAGTTAATCTAAAGAGACGTTACGGATTAACTCTAGCGGATTATGACGCGCATGTAGAAAGCCAAGACGGTAAGTGTATACTATGTAGTTCAGAGACTAATCCACTACATGTAGACCACTGCCATGAAACTAATGAGATACGAGGACTACTCTGCCTTAACTGCAATACAGGACTAGGTAAGTTTAAGGAGAGTGCAGAGCTACTCGGTAAAGCTAAGGATTACATAATGACAGCAGATGTAAAGAAAGATAGAGCAGAAACAATAGTAGGAGGTGTATACGATAGAGGAGTACATTACCGATATCAGTACAAAGGAGTTAAACTAGACCCTTTCCGTATAGCTAAGATATACAATTGCAATGGTGTACAGCTAACGATACTAAAGAAAGTATTAGTAGTAGGCGAAAGAGGACATAAGAGTGCTGTAGAGGACTACAGAGACATTATTAACGCCGCTAGTAGAGCTATAGAGATGCTAGAGGAAGACTTACTAGACACAGAAGGAGATTCATAATGTTTGCACAATTAGTATTAATAAACTGTAGTCTAAAGATTTGGAGTTAATATGCCCTTAACATATACAGACTTATGTGAAAAACTACAGAAGCTGGACGAGATAACCTTAATGGAACTATTAGAGATTAGCTCAGAAGACTTAGTAGAGCGTTTTCAGGATAAGATTGAACAGAAACGAGACTTCTTTGAAAAAGACTTAGAGGATGAAATTTATGATTAAACTGATGCAAGAGGTACTTATTAATGGAAGATGAATTTAACTTTAACAGCACACCCTTCAGCAAGCATAGCAGGACTAACGAGCTTCTCTTCTTCGGTATGCCGTTGTTTGGGGGCTGGCTACCCTTCATAGGTTTTAGGACTGAAGACGTAGAAGATATTAGATATAGAGCCTTTATAGCTGAGTGGTGTATGTATTCAGTAGGTTATGTGACGCACATAGAGGGGTTGTAATGACTAAGAACCAAACAGACTTTGAAGACGTGGACGTTCCTAGTAAGACTCCTAACTGGAAAAGCTCCTACACTAAACAGATGGAGCTTAATCTAGAAGCTATAAAAGATGCTGTTGATGAGTGTCACGAGGATATACAAGAGAAAATAGATAGGCTTATAGAGACACAGGAGAAGTGCTAACATGCTCAAAAACTATACAGTTATTAGAAAAGCAAAGGAGAATACATGAGTATAAGAGGTGGTACACATGAAAGTGTATTTGTAACTAAATACAAAGAAGTTGATACATTAAAATAATAATAGAGGAATAACTTGTGGAATTACCAAGATTACTACAACCGAAAGATACATATACTATTGATTATCCACAAGCTATTGCCTACGCTGAAGCACAGCAGGATATCTTCTGGACTGCCAATGAAATTGATATGGAGAAAGACCTACATGGTTTAAAGACAGACCTTACCAAAGCAGAGTACACAGCAGTTACAACAGCTCTTAAACTGTTTACTTTATACGAGCTTAAGGTAGGTGATTATTGGCTAGAGTATGTATTTAAGACCTTTAAAAGACCTGACATTCAGCGTATGGCTAGTGTGTTTGGATTCTTTGAGTTAAATGTACATGCTCCATTCTATAATAAAGTAAATGAGGTCTTAGGGCTTAACACTGATGAGTTCTATGAATCTTATAAAGAGAACAAAGTACTGTCTGGGCGTATGGAGTGGCTAGATAGTGCCTTCACTAAGGATACAGCTTGGAACGTAGCGTTAGCTAGTATTGTAGAGGGTGCTATCTTATATAGTAACTTTGCCTTCTTCAAGCACTTCCAAGCTACTGGTAAGAATAAGTTAGTAAACTTGTGTGCAGGTATCAACTTCAGTGTACGTGATGAGAACCTCCACAGTGAGGCAGGAGCGTGGTTATTTAGGACACTGGTAGCAGAGCAAGAGTTAGATAGAAATATCTACTTAGAGAGGCTTACAGAGGCTTGTAGCACTATCTATGAGCATGAAGCTGGTATCATAGACCTACTCTTCAAAGAAGGTAACATAAAAGGTATTACACCTGAGCAGATGAAGCATTTCGTACAAGCTAGATTAGACTTGTGTATGAACCAATTAGGGTTTGACAAAGTATATAATCCAAGCTATGACCCTATTAGTAAGTGGTTCTATACCAATATCAATAGCGGTCAATTACACGACTTCTTTCATAAGCAGGGTAATAATTATAATCGAAATTGGGTAGAGGGGAGGTTTAAATGGTGAGTAGTATCTATGATGAACTAAGTAAAGAACGTAAAGAGTTACAAACAATCGGTAAGCTACCATCTTGGACAACGACTCCAGCATGGCAGTTACTAAAGGAGAAATATACAACTGATGAATACCCAGACCTATACTCTATCTACAAACGAATCAGTAGTAGTGCCGCCAGACACATGGGTGCGGATAAAGAACACTATGAACGAGTATTCTTCAATCTACTCTGGAGAGGGTGGCTTGCTTGTTCAACCCCTGTCATCGCAAACATGGGTACAACCAGAGGGTGTCCCGTATCATGTTCAGGTAACTTTGTAGGAGATAGCGTATATGAATTCTATGAGTCCCAAAAAGAGATTGCAGTTCTTACAAAGAATGGCTTTGGAACTAGTTCTTACCTTGGAAACATTAGAGGACGAGGAAGACCTATCAGTAGTGGAGGGACAGCTTCAGGTGTGCTACCAGTCCTCAAAGATTTTATCCAACTATCTAGGGACGTATCACAGGGTAATACACGGAGAGGTGCTTGGGCAGGTTATATCGAAATCGAACACGAAGACTTCTGGGAAATCATTACCTACCTCCAAAACAACCCAGACGACTTCAACCTCGGATGGATTATCTCTGACGAATACATCGCCAAGCTCAATTCGGGCGATGGAGAAGCTCTTGAGCGATACCAAAGAGCCTTAAGAGTTAAGATGCTCACTGGTAAAGGTTACTTCTTCTTTACTGATAGAGTACATGACCAACAGCCACAACTGTATAAAGACCAGAACCTACGATGTACAGCAAGTCAGTTATGTACAGAGATTACATTACACAGTGATGAGTTCCATACCTATACGTGTGTATTAAGTAGTATGAACCTTAGCTTGTATGATGAATGGAAAGATACAGATGCAGTACAGAATAGTATCATCTTCCTAGACTGTGTAGCTGAAGAGTTTATTCAGATGGGTAAGGGTATTAAGGGCTTAGAGAAAGCAGTACGCTTCACAGAGAAGTCAAGAGCATTAGGATTAGGTGCATTAGGTTATCATACCTATCTTCAATCTAAGTCTATTCCTTTTGAGTCTTTTGAGGCACATCAGCTTAACAAGGATATATTCAAACATATCCGTAAAGAAGCTAACATAGCCACTAAGAAGTTAGCTAAGATACTTGGTGAACCAGAATGGTGTAAGGGTTATGGGGTGCGTAATACACATCTACTAGCTATTGCTCCTAATACATCTAGTGCTTTAGTGTGTGGTAGTGTATCTCAGGGTATTGAACCAGTGTATAAGAACGCCTTTGTTCAAGGTAGTGCTGGTGGGGAGATTAACCGAGTTAACAGTGAACTGATTAAAGTATTGGAGGCTTATGGACAATATAATGATGAGACTATTAGCAGTATCATTAATAATGGGGGTAGCGTTAGCCATCTGGGATATCTTACCGAGTTAGAGAAAGATGTATTCAAGACAGCCTTTGAGATTAATCAAGAGTCTATCATACGTCTAGCGAGTGCAAGACAAAAGTATATCTGTCAAGCACAATCTATTAATCTATTCTTTCCTGCGGATGAAAGTGAAGAAGTAATTAGTGCTGTACACAAGTTAGCCTTTAATGATAAGTACATTAAGTCATTGTACTACATTAGAAGTGAAGCAGGTGTTCAGGGGTCTACGGGTGAGTGTGTAGCGTGTGAAGGCTAAGGAGGTAGAATGGCGGCTACGAATGATATAACAGGAGACAAACTAATCTCTAGAGCTTCTACAAAGGTATACAATGAAAACTATGAACGTATCTTTGGTAAGACTAAGTTAGAAGAAAAACTAGAACGAGAGAGATTAGAAGAGGAAAAAGCTGAGAAATGTAAAGAAGAATCCCTATAGACTTTTTAGCTTATTTGTGGTATAATAACAACAGTGTAATAAAGCACTATAACAAGGAGAATACAATCATGTGGACTAAACCAGAATACAACGATATGCGTTTTGGCTTTGAAGTTACAATGTATATTTGTAATCGCTAAGCTCTAGAAACAACAAAGCCCTACCTAGTGAGAACTAAGTAGGGCTTTTTATTGCCTGCGATTTACTGCATAGTGGACTGACCAGCCCTTTGCATTTGTTGTTGACTATTCTGTCTTAAAAAGTCTAAGTCATCTTCTAATCCCAGCTCTGAAGCTGAAGGGTTATTACCGTTATTAACAGCAGTTACTGCGCGAGAACTAGTTAATGCTGTAGCTGGTATAAAGTTACCATAGAGTTTATTAAACTTCCTAATATTCTCAGGCGTAGCTTCTAAGAGTAAAGCCTTTAACTTATTAGGGTCTTTCATAGCATCTACTACAATGTTATTAGCACCATCTACTGTTAGTTTACCTAATATCTCATCATATTGTCTAGCGAACATACCAGAGGTTCTTAGAGAAGCCCCTGAAGTACCTGCACCAGCCTGAGCACCTAGACGAGATGCGTACGTACCACCAACTAAACTTATAATCCTAGAAGGCGCATCAGTAACTACACCTTTAGCCGCTTGAGTAGCATTCCGTGTCTCTATCTTAGCTAACTCTAGACCTATTTGGTCAATCAAGCCTAGCTCTTCCTTAGTAAATAACTTATTAGCCGCTTCTCTAGTATCACGCGCTAGTCGTTGAAACTTAACACCAGATAACGCATTAAACGCCTGGGTTGGTTCAGCATGTCTTATTAAGAACTCACCATACGCAGACTTAAGACCATCTAGAGCCGCGCCGCTACTATCTTGCTTAACAGTGCTAACAAGTGAAGACATAATCCTACCTTGTTCAGCATCGTTTCTAGCGGCTAAGATACGCTTCATAGCCTCATCAGGACTACCATCTAGGTACAGTGAAGTAACTGACTTATTCTTAATGTACTTAGACATGTTATTACCAACTACAGAACCGAACATCTCATCCACTAAGCCTTGTTGGTCTATACTCGATGTAATACCAGCAGAGAACTCAGGAAACTCATTGAGCACTGTTTCATGTTGTTTTAAGAAGCGTCTAGCGTGTTCTACGTTAAAAGCACCTGAGCCTTTCTCTGTAGTTACTTCCTTGAATAGAGCTTTCATATAGTTCTCTACTTGAGGCATAGCTTCTGGTGAAGCCTGCTTAAGCTGAGCAATACTCTTGCGTACGTTTTCCTTAGAAGCGCCTAACAAGAAGTCTGCTGTGCCTTCATCAGTAGAAGAAGCGCCTCCTGTACGTTCATAACCAAGTAACTTACCTACTCTACCTTGTGTAAACTTAGTATTAAGCTCTCTAGAGTACGTTACAGCATCTGCATACTCAGGAGATACCTCAGCTAGACTATCATAAATCTCTGCATTTAACTCAGAAAGCACTCTAATCTTGTTTCGGTTAGGAGCATCTAGAGAGCGTTCTTTAGCTATGTCGTCACCTAGTCTACTTCTTAAGTCTTTTAAGACAGCTACAGTAGGCTTCTTCATGGCTATACCTTTCTTGAATATACCGTCTTTATCAACCCTACCTACTAAATTAGTAACATAAGCTGGAATATCATCAGGGTCTGAAGCTATAGTCCTACCTCTAAGAATACCCTCTAGTGTTGTACCTACACGGTCTCCGCTTACAGCACCATCATTAGACAACTTACCCCATAGAAGCTTCTCTGTCTTACGCGCTTCAGCTACTGACTCTTCTACTGTTTGTCTAATAACTCTAGAGTAATCTACTGGGCTAGCGCCTGCACCAAGACCATTAATAGTATCTTGAGCTTTAAACACTGCCTTACTACGTAGAGCTTCTAAGTAGTCTACAGTTGCTTTAGAGCTACCTTTACCAACTAACAATGCCTTAGCTCTGTTGATTGAAACATCAGTAGCATCTGCAATTAACTTAGCGAACTCTGGGTCTTTGTTCATAGCCGCTTTCAGTAATGAATTAATACCTACGTCTTTAGTACGAGTAACAGGGTCTAGCTGTAGAATGGTATCATCCATTAAGTTATTAAGAGCCTCACTAGTAGATTGAGACTTCTTCATAATAGTCTTCTCAGCTCGAACAGTAGCACCGTTCTTAGCAAACATGTTCTTAAGATTACCTGTTAGTATTGAAACATCTGTAACACGCTTAACAATCTCTGTAGCCAATGAAGGAGTTATACCACCAATAAGCTCGCCGAATAACTCAGCATTAGCATTATCTGGGTATAACTCAGACATTACTTGTCCACCTACAGCAGATGTAACTACGCCAGCAGTCTCTAAAGCCGCTGTAGTTGTTGGTTTAGAAGCCGCAGTTACAAGTGCCTTCTGAAAAGAGTTTAAATCATCAAATGCTTTAGTAGCTAATTTACTACCAGCGACTTGGAAGCCACCAGCAGGCAATATAGTTTCTCCGCCAATACGGGCTATCTTACCTGCTAAATCAGTAGGTCTTGAGCCTTCCGCAGGAAACTGTGTACCTAGAGAGTTAAGACCTGCTCTAATGCTCTTAGAAGAGCCTAAAGGGTCGAAGTTCTCATCTACTAAGCCTGTCATTCTCATTATACCAGTGGCTAAATCTACAGGAAAGCCTAACATGGAAGTTAATCCATAGTTAAACTCACCTAGTAAACGTCCAGTTTCCTTACCAGCGGCACTATCTACTTGCTGTGTAGGCGCAGGCGTTTCCTGAGCTGGTACTTGCTGAGCAGGCGCAGGAGTCTGTTGAGCAGGCGCAGGAGTCTGTTGAGCAGGCGCAGGAGTCTGTTGAGCAGGGACAGCAGTAGGCTGAGGAGCACCTTGTTGTTTAAGAAAAGCTAAGTTTTCTTCTAGAGTTGGCATTACTTGTTTCTCCCTTGCTCAATTTGCTCCCTTAGTTTAGAGGCGCGTTCTGAGAAGTCTTGTAGTTGATGAGGAAGTAAGTCTTGAGTATTAACGTTAAGCAAGTCTGTAGCTTGCATAGTATCAAAGTCATAACGAGGAGACAACACAGGCTCTACAATAACATCTGCGGGGTTTATTCCGTAAGTCGTAGAGATTCTATTGTACTTCTCATTTACAGAATTTTGACGCTTACCTAGACTATCTTCATAGGTTGCTACTAATCTAGATATATCATTCAAAGCCTCTTGTGTATATGTACCACTAAAGAACTTAGTAATACTTCCTGATACGCGTTCTCCTAAGTTACCTAGTTTAGCCCACTTGTTTAACTCAGCTTGTGCGCGTACAGAACTACCAAATAGTTCAGAGATAGATTGTTGAGTAGCTACAGAGCCTGCACTGCTATTTGCACGTAAAGCGGCTTTTACTTTATCTACCTTATCACTATCCTCTAGAATAGATTTAGTATCTTGTCTATAGTTATCTACTACAGTGTTCCACTCAGTAACTCCTTCACCTTTGCCAACATTAACAGTAGTACCATTACCACCTAGTACAGAGATTTTGTTATCTTTAGTATTTAATTGATAGTCTCTGCTCAAGTCTTTAATACCCCGCTTCTGAGCCTCTTCAGCTGTCAGTGTTACGTAAGCATCTTCAGGTTTAGCACGCTCTGCATTAGTATCCAATACATCTTTGTAGGTTAAGTCACCAGAAGCGTAGCCTTGAATCAGGTCTTCAGGGATTTTCTTCTCAATAAAACTAGTCACATTAGCTTGAAGCTCTTTGTTATCTTTCTCTAGTACCGTTTGAGCTAGTAAATCTTTAGTTAATTGACGTTCAAAAGCAATAGACTCAGCGTTACCGTAATCTGTACTATTATACTTACGGATACCCTCTAGCCTTTGTTGCAAGTCAGCTACAGAGTTTGGAGCAACGTCTGTAGGAGCAGGCGCTATTGCATCTTTAGTTGCTTGGTCTCTTGCCGCATATTGCTTAGCCTCTTCCGTTTCAGCGTAAGGAGTACCTAAATACTTAGAAGCTAAAGCGCCTAAGAAAGAACCTACACCTACACCAGCCTTATCAGCTCCTGTTTGTGCTCTAGCCATATTACTTTGCATAATATCACCAATTTGTCCTTGAAAGGCTCTTTGACGCTGTGTTGTCATCTCCTGTAAGGTAGGATTTCCGAATACATCTGGCATTACTTAGCCTCCGCTAGTTTATCCGCTAACATCTTATAGTTAACTCTTAAGTAACCATCAGAACCTTCAGAGATAGCTTCAGGGAAAATCTCCCGAACCTCTTGAGCAATTACACCATACTCAGGGTCTACAGAGATACCTAAGTCTTTAGCTATATCATTCCAATCCCAAGTATACCATTTAAGTCCTAATGCATCTGTGTCTACGTAGTCTATATTAGACTTTAAGCGCCTATCTGAACCAGCCGCGGCAGAAGTTCCACCTGTCACGTACGCCGCCCCTACTTGACCTGCCGCGCCTACTAACGAGCCTAAGAAACCTTTACCGTCTTTTTCCTGTTCTTGACCCGAAGCCATAGCACTAGCCGCTTGAGCCGCCGCAACACTACGAGCCTGTTCAGCAGATAGTCCAAGTTGTAGTAGTTGATTCTCAACATCACTAACACCAGTACCCATACCAAATAGACCTTGAGCACCACCTAGTAAGTTCTGAGTATATTGTTGTTGTCCTTGTTGATTGATACCAAAGACACCAGATTCTAAACCATAGCGCCCTTGTGCCTCTTGCATTGCTTGTTGTCTGCTTTGACCTGCTACGTCTGCTAAAGTCTGAGACTGTGCTCTACCTAGTCCAAATGCATCAGGCTGTACGAAGCCGCCTTGACCAGCTCCTGCGCCCTCTGAAGCTAATCTAAGCCCTAGTCTACCACCACCAAACAAGTCACTCTGTAGCGCCGCATTCTGTTGAGCAAACGCAGGCTGTAACATTGCTGCTTGTTGATTAAAGTAGTTCTGACTTAGTTGGTCTATGTTACTATTAAAACCAAACTGTTGAGGTTGTTGACCTAAGGCATTAGTAAGACTAGGAAGTAACTGATTAGTTCCACCTAGAGCTTGCTGTTGAATATTACTGTATTGGTCACTAGCTGTAGCGCCATACTGGTTGTCAGCATTACCATAAGCAGTACCAGAGCCTGTAGTGACTGTGAAGGGCTTAAACGTAGCTTGTTGTGCTAATTTGGCTACTTGTCCATTTACACTAGAACCGCCACCTTTACCCTTTTGCTTTAGGGCTTGGTACTTCTCATGGAAGTTAATATATTTACTCATTATTTGTACTCCACTGGCAATTCATAAAACATAAACCTCTTCTGAAAACCGTCATCTTTAAATACCTTAGACCAGCCTACACGTCCATAGGACTCTATAATCTCACAGCCTTGCTCTTTAGCAAAAGCTCTTATCCACTTTAGCATCTCATCCTTCCATAACATTACATCTTTACCCGCTGTGAAGTGCATAATTAAAGCTTTCACTTGAGGATAATGAGTAGGCTCTGTAACTACAAAGCCATATACTTCCTCACCCTCATGCGCAATCCATAACTGTTGATTGTTATTTCTAAGGTTAGTCCTTATATCGTTAGCGGTAAATCTACCATAAGTGTACTTAGCGGCATCGTCTGCAAAGTCCTTAATCTTATGCCAAATTTTATCTATGTTCTGTTGTTCAATAAAAGTAATTTCCATAATTAGCTTGTCGAAACAACCCCCTGTAAGTAAACGCCGCCTGAAGGATAATTAGTTGAATTACCTTCGTAGAAGCCTGAAAGAGTTATAGTATCTCCTCCATTATATGCAATATTCATTATGTACTGCTTGCTATGTAGTCTAGGAGTCCTAGCAGACTTAGCAGTCCCTACAGTAAACGAAACATGTAAGTAAGGTAGTTGAATCCATGTAGTACCCGCTACGAGAGCGGAAGAGACTAAAAAGGTATCTCCTGCATTCCTCTTAAAATCTGGTAAGAAACTAGATATACTAAATGATGTAGATACTGAAGGAGCGAATCCTGTTACTGTAGGAGATGTTCCTTGAGAGAACGTGTAAGCCTTACTAGCATTCTGAAAGTTAGCTGTAGAGATTGCGCCGCTCGTTGGAACATTAGGGACAAAAGAGCCTGCTAGGGGAGCGTAGTAGTTAGTATAAGTTAAAGGTTTAACATAAGCACCACCTGAGTAATATTCCTCTAGACTTATAGGGTCTACACCGCCAAATAAGTCCTGAATATCATCAAAGGATACTGCACCCTCTGGAAGTGAGTTATTAGTGATAGCCATTATGCAATAGTATCGTTAGCTGTAATAGATGAATCAGCAACGAGAGCACCTGTAGAACTTAATGTAAATATATTATCTCCGTTATAAGCGATGTACAACGTAGTACCACTCTGGTAGATTTGAAAGCCTGTCTTAAGCTGTGTAAGGTATAAGCCCTCTGAAGCTTTTAAGGCTACACTATCTGCTACAATATCATTAGCTACAATATCTTGAGTAGCATCATCTAGTAAAGCATAAGTAGTTAAAGAGCCTAGAGAGTCATCTACGAACGCTGTAGTAGCAAGCTGAGTAGTATTAGTACCGAGAACTGCTGTAGGTGCTGTAGGAACTCCTGTGAACGCTGGAGAGACTTTATTAGCTTGTACGAATGCAGTAGTGGCTATTTGAGACGTACTAGTCGCTGTAGCCGCGGTAGGCGCTATAGGCGTACCAGTTAAACTAGGCGAGTTAAGGTCTGCTTTAGTATTAACAGCAGTCTGAATACCATTAAACTCATCATCCAATTCAGTACCAGAGACTATCTTTAAAGGATTACCAGTAAGCAAAGAATCCTTACTAGCGAAGTTTGTTGATTTAATATATGATGACATTATAGTACCTTACCTTGTTTAACGTATGTTGAAATCTTCTGTAGAGATAAAGGCGCTCCATCAATCTCTGCTTCGAAGCCTACCTGAAGAACTGCTCCTGCTCCTGCGGCTGGCGCTCTAATCTGTTCAATTAATAAACCACCAGAGTACTCTGCAATATTATACTCTCCTATGTTATACTCATAGATAGTACCTGAAGATAACTGATAAGGGAACGAGCGATACTGAGTATTATAATCAAAACCAATCTTCATAACAAAGTTCTGACCAGTAGCTCCTACAACTGTAGAGGCTATACGCTTAGCAATCTTAATAACATTAGGAATACCTAAGTCAAACGGATTAGTGAAATATACCATCCTATAAGATGAACCGTTATCTGTGTAACCAAAGTACTCTGCAACACCATCAATCTGTGCAATGTAAAGAGTGTCTGAATAGTCTAATAAACCTTTATGCCGTAAGCCAGCCCATTTAGTAACCCTATATGAACCATCCTGAAGAACTTCTTGTGAATTAAAACAATAGATTATAGAGGATGTAGGAAAGCTAAGTAGGTAGAAAGAGTTACGAGGAGACCATACACTTTTAATCTTAGAAACTGTCTCTGCTTCAATTGCTTGTATGATATCATCTTTAATATTCTTACTAATATCTCTGATTGGCTGAGACTTCTCTTGCACCGTACGGTTGAGGCTTTGTACGCCTGTTTCAGATAGGAAGATAATATCAGAGCCTGTGTTTTGAACTGAATCTCTAGCGATACATCCGACACCAGCAATTACCTCTATAAGTGTTAAAGTAGCTGTAGAGATACTGGATACGAAGTTGTCTGCGTCCCCATAGATTATAATATGTCTCTTACAGAAAATGATTAAGTATCCGTTGTGCGCACCTAGTGCTATAATCTCATCAGTACCGTTAGTCAGTACACTAGAGATATCCAAAGAACCTGAAGTACCGCCTGACCAAGCTACACCGTCTAAAACGTCAGTGAAGTACACTGTAGTCTTGTTAGTTGATGTATTAGCCGCCCATAACCTACCATACGCTGATAGTACACAGTTAGCATCAGGAGCAGTACCTAAGTAAGCAGCGTGCTGGTCAATACTCTTAAACTCATCGGTAGTAGACTCATTAGTATAGTAAAGAGGTTTATAGCCTTGTTGGAAGAAGTATTCTCTATCGTTCAATGAGACTGCTTGCCAGTTACCTGTGAGTAATGTATCTGTTGTTGTTAGCGTAAGAGTTGTTAAGTCTAATACACCTTTGTAGAATGTATCAGCCGACCAAGACACGAAGTTATTAACACCATTAATATCAACAAAGCTCGCTACACCTGTTAGGTCTATTCCTATATTATCCCCTGCTATAGTATCTACTGAGGCTGTTCTAGTTAACCAGCCCTTACGTGAGCCTAATCTACCAAATTTATCTATAACACAGTTATCAGCTTGTCTAGCATACTTAATATCTGCATTAACACCTGACTCTTGAGTATTTAACCCCAGAAAGCCTACCGAGTCTATAGCGGCTGTTAGTAGTTCTTTAGCCATTACACTTCATACCATATTGTTTGTTCAGGATGCTTAGCCGCATCTAAAGCGATTGAATCAGATAAAGAGCTTTTAGCTTTCATGTAAGCAGATGTAGCCGAAGCTCCCCCGTCTTCACCACGCTCTTCAACTGCCATAGCATACGCTAGTAACGCTACAGGCTTATCAGGTACGATTAATATATCATCATCTGCTTCTAAGTCTACGGAGCGTACATTAGCATTGAATAAGATTGTGTAAGCCGCATCAGGAATAGGGTAAAAATCTATTAGAGTATCACCATCAGAACTAACACCATTGAAAGAGTAGTATTGAGGCTCTCCTGTCTGCGGAGTATCTGTAGTTAGGAATAACTTATTAAACTCTTCTACAGTCTTAGGTTTAAGTTCTCTATTGGTTGTGTCGTTCCATACGTCTATGATGGTAAAGCGAGACTCAACAGATTGTAGTTCCATGTTGAATGTGTTAGCTTCTGTATTGCCCTGTAGAGTTGTACGAGTAGCTGACCATTTCCACGAGTTTTCTACTTCTTCTTTAGCGTCATTAACTAAGATACCAACTAAAGCAGAGTACTCATTCTGAGATACAGTATCCACAGTACGTTCACGTAGTCTCGTTAATACATTGTTTACTAGTTGGATATATGTCATTTAGTTAACCTTTAAAGTTTTAGCTACTTTCTCTGCACCCCTAGAGACTACATAGCCTCCGATACCGATATTTAGCAATGCCCACATCTGATTAGGAATATCTAGCAATGGAGCATCTGCCCAGAATAAAGAGATGTAAGGATATAATATATAGTTGTTTGCGATAATAGCTACGAAGGTTAACATAGTAATAGGTCGCCACGTAGCTGTTAATATATGCTCTGATTTAGCCTCTGCTACTACTACCTGCATAGAAGCATCTAGCTCTTTTAGAGCACCTGATTGAGCTAACTCTAGAAGTTTAAGTTGCGCTTCAGCTTTAGCTTTAGGGTCTGGTATGACCTTATCAAGTATAGAGGTAATAGCAGGTAGTAAGAATTGTAACATTATTTATTCACCTTCTTGTTAAGTTCATTCTCAACCCAGTTTCTAAAGTTTAGCTGATTATCAGAACTCCATCGGGTATTTTCAATCTTAGCGACTCGTCTCTCAATGCCTCTAATTTCACTGTCTAGATTAGTGATAGCTCCTGATACTGTTACTAAAGTTTCTCCATATACTCTAATACTTGCACTAATATCTCTTAAGGCTAAAGCGTTCTGGTAAGTAGTAAATGAGTTCCAAGATAGTAGCATTAGGATTCCTGCAACTACTACCTCCCCTGCGTATTTCTCGAGCATCGTCACCTTTGCTTTTTCCTTTAAAGTAGTTATCCTATCCATAACGCTAGTATCAACATAGCTAGGGCGATATCTTGCGCCCCTCCGTAGATACTCTCCGCTCTTTCCCACTGTAAGTTATCCTTCTCAGCCATTAGAACACTAAGAGGAAACCAAGAAGCAAGAAATAGTATTGAAAATGTAACTAAAAAAGGACTCAGTACCCAGTACAAAGACACTAGAGTTAAGAACCACCAGTATAATCCTCGTAGGAAAAGAGAGGTTACAAAGTAATCATCGGTATCAATCTTAGAGAACTTCTCAGCTATCCATTGAATACCGTTATAGTCACCATCACGCCTAGGATTAGTCATAGTAGGACTGTCTGCAATTCTACGCATTAAGCCACCAATCCATTCTCCCCAACCCATAGACTCACCAGCGAGATAACCTACAGCCACTGCTACACCGATGTAAGGATTCCAAGTAATTAGCCCAAAGACTACACCCAAGAATATGGCTATAATTTTAGCCCCCCAAGAGTGCGTACCTCTTAATCTATTAAGCCAATACATTAAACGAACTCCTCTTCTGGTTGCATCCAAGAGGTAGGCAATGTAACAGCTTCTACTTCTACAACGGTTGTAGCCGCTTTGTTAGCCGTCTTTAAGGCTAGTCGAGTAGCAAAGTTAATCTGTCCTCGCATAAGCAATGTCTGGCTTAAGCCTTGCAAATCTGCATAAGTCATTGTTACTTTATTGTTTAAAGCGTCTAGCCAGTAGAAACCTTCAGGTACAGCACCCGCACTTAATACCGATACCACTAAATCTTGACTTTCTTTATCGGCTTGAAAGGTTGTAGCCATATAGTCGATTGGTAAGGCATTAGCATAGTCGTAGCCACGTTGTATTTCTGCGCCTTTTACTAGCTTAGCCTGCTCTAATAAAAAAGCATCTGTTGGTATAGGTCTGTCAGGAGGTGTCCACTCAGCTATACCATCTGCCAGCATTTCAGCTATTTGACTAGCAGTGAGCAGACTAGTATTGCCGTAAGTCCTACCAGAAGCGCCACGTAGTGTTTTGAATCCCGTAACACCTTTTATATCTTGATATTGTTGCATTAGTTTGTAACCCCTCTACCATATTTAAGGTCTTGGTCAACCCACGCTTCCCAAGCATAAGATACCGCACTAGTATTATTTGTTGTTGAACGGAACTTAACGCCATTACTTAAAAAGTCAATTACCGCAGATGGGTGCGTGTAAACCGTTGTATTATTTACTACGAAATGCGTTGGCTTATACCCTAGATAAATGAATGTACCATTTGCAGAGCCATTACCAGTATATGTACCTTGTGAATAGTCGTTCTCTGTTCCAGCACTAACAAACACATTATAAGGTGTAGCTATTGCAGGTAGGTTCTTAGATGATAGTGCTAGAAAACCTGTTGGTGGCGTGTATGTCCATGAGGATTCAGGTATAAACAGCTCAACTGTACCGCCCAGCGCCCCGCTATTTGGACAATATATTGCAAAACTAGTAGCCACAGAACTTATGTCTATAACCCCTTGTGCCACGTTATTTACATAATATTCCATCTCTAAGTCGTCAACATTAAGCGCCAATCCTACGATGTCACCATTGTTAAAACTAGAAGTGTATGCGGTTTGCACATTATTAATTAGTTTAGTGCCGGTTCTGAATATAGTGGCTGAACCACCTGTTGCTACAGCGTTTATACTTAGTTCAGAGTTGGCTACCCCAGCTACTCGATATTCATCAAAATTTAGTGTAGGTATTTGCTCAAAGTAATACTTACCAGAAGACACTGCCATAGTGCCTCTTGTTTTACCCCCAGATGAAGTTGAAAATGTGTACCTTGTACCAGCTCTAGTAAAAGCAATGTTTGAGTTAGATGCGTCCAATAGATTACAAATACAATGATTATCAGTAGGAGTATCAGTTGATTGCGTTACGCCTGAGTTAGTAAAGTCATTACCGTTACCACTTGAATCCTCACCTAGACTTGCACCGTTCTGGAAGTTCAGATAGAAACCGTTAGTACCGTAAGTACCTGCGTAGGCTTTAGCTACCCATTGACCTGTTATTGGGTCTGTTTTTGCGAAGTCTGCGCTATCTTTTAATGACTCTACAAGATGAATTTCTGATATATACCCACTAAAATAACTTGTTCCTGTCCTGCCTATATCGGGGTTAGTTAAGGCAGATGTAGTAACTGCACCAAGATACACACCATTAACCTCTAGACCGTTATTACTTACACAGATATGATAAAAATTAGCTACATCACGAAATACAGCGGTAGTTGTCAGCCCAAAAGCAGTTATGGTATCGTTTGCATTAAATTGTAAAGCCCCCTCAACTATACCCATAACCGCGCCGAGGTTAGACCTCTTCAATAATACTGAGATAGTTATTGTTGCGCCTGTAGTCAATGTTTTACTTAAGTAATCACTCTGCTCTGCCGCAAACGCACCACTATTAGGTACGTCGTAAGCTACACCACGATTCCTTCCACTGATTAATCCATTAGGTATCATGCGCCCACCACCTCAACAATCTCAACACTTGTGATTAATGCTGTATGTTTAACAACACGACACTCATACTTAATTGTAGTTAGTAAATCAGGGATAGTGCCTACTGGATAACAACCTGCACCGAGCGTTACGGTGTATGTTCCTGCCCCTGTGATGTTAAGTAGAATCACACAACCACCGTAAGCGCCATCAGCAGGTTCATTGATAGTGACTGTTCCAGTTACTGCACGGTATTTAAGCCATTCAGTAGTAAGGTCAGGCGTGATAGTGTTTGATACGAGTGTTTCAATATCTGTTGTGAAGCCTACTGATAGATTATCTGAAGCATTGGCTTTTAGTATGTCAGCATTAGCCGCCTCTGCGCCAATATCTGCCAGAACTTGAGCAGGAGTACGAAACTCTATACCTGTTTCGCCTGCATTTACTCTAGGATAGTTAATAGATTGACCAGCTAAACTATCGAAGGAAGGAATTGTTAAAGCACTAGCCGCCGCCGCCTCTGCTGAAGCTAACGCATTAGACTCTGAAGTACTTGCATTACTAGCTGAAGTAGCCGCGTTAGAAGCCGCTGTGCTAGCTGTAGAGGCATCCGAAGCTGTTGCTAGTGCATCTGCCGCAGTAAGCAATACATCGGCGTGTGTGAGTACTACATCGGCGTTTGTAGTCACTACATCAGCATTAGTTAATAATACATCAGCCGCTGTAGCTATAGCATCCTCCGCAGTAGCGTCTGCATCTAAGCCTGTTGCTAATAAGTTAGCCGCTGTAGTTGCTACGTCTGCGTTTGTAAGAACTACATCTGCATGTGTTAGGACTACATCAGCATGGGTAAGAACCACATCTGCCGCTGTAGCGAGTGCGTCTGCCGCTGTTAAAAGAGCACTAGACGCTGAATTTGATTCAGATATACTAGCCGCAGAAGCACTTGCGCTTGCCGCAGTTGCGCTAGCCTCTGCCACACTCGCAGAAATACCAGCATCTGTTTCTAGTTGAATTATTTGATTGAGTGAGATAGAATCGGTAGCTGAAGGAGCGCCACCTTGACCGCGATAGATAGACATTTAAGTACCTCTAAGTATTCTGTGTTTTATAAATAAGGAAGGGAGACCCTCGCTAAAGAGCCTCCCTAATACTACTTAGATTAAGCAGGTACAGCGATAACTAAACCAGACTCAGGACGTAAGACTTGAGTACCGTAGATAGTATCAGCAGTGAATAAATCACCTAAATACTCTTGCTTATACTGAGACTGCGAACGAACACCAAGTTGCTCTGCGAGCACCATAGCATCCTTATGTACTAACATCGCACCACGAACCTTGATTGCACCACCTGCGTTCTCAGCGGCTGATTCGATTTCTGGACAGTTAGTTGATACAAATACATCAACACCGTACAATGAACCGATTTTACCGTTAACAACACCACGTTCATTAACAAAGTCGCTAGATTGGTAGCGGTCAATACCCATGATAGTCTCACGAACGCTTGGTGGAATTACCAATGCTCGATTGTCCATAGGAGTATCGCTGTCGTCTAACTGTGTAATTAACTGACGGAATGCTAAGTCAGTGAATAAGTCAGTAGCCGCTACAGTATTCTCTACGAAAGGTGTAATACCATTAGCACCATCAATGTAGAAAGAGTTACTATGAACCCAACCAGCAGGAGCACCAGCAGAGACTGTACCGTCACCGAAGCCTGTACCTAACAAGAACAAATCAGTATCAACTTGTTTAGCTAGTGCATAACCAGCATCGTCTGTGTAGAATCTACGCATAGAGCTTAATGCTTGTACATCTGTAATATCTTCGATTAAACGAGAGTATTCATAATGTTTGTTTACGTTAACAATTACTTCTGATTCAGTTGCCGCAATCAAAGAGACTTGAGATTCAGCTACCTTAGCAGATGCAGAGCCACGAGTAGGTTTAGGGATATGTAATGTATCACCTTTCTTACCTTTCATAGACATTTTGTTAACTAGATTTGCGAGTACAAGACTGTTCTTGTAAGCCGCTACGATTTCATCTGACCACAAGTCAGGGATAAATTTAGCACCTGTTGTGTTCGTTACATGATTTGTTCCTAAAGCCATTTCATTTTACTCCAAAGTAAAGTTATTTAACTCGACCTTCTGAGTACGCTTTGGTTATCTCATCGGATAATGCCGCATAGCGTTCAGGGTCGGTTCTCATTAAGTTAATAATATCAGCACGTCTATATACTTTTCTAGACTTAGATTCACCAGAGCCAGCCGCCGAGCCTGTAGAAGCTTTTTGTCTTTCTTGCTTCAAGTCAGCTTTTTGGATTTCTTTAGTGTTCTCTTTAGTTTTACTTAGTCTACGCCAAGTACTTAAAAGCTCTTCTGCTGACTCCCAATCATACTCGTTAATTGCACGAGCCGCCATCTGTCCACGTATGTTCGAAGCTTGTATCCATGCTACAAAGTCTGGGTCATCACCTAGCGTTGCATGTTCTGGAAACTCCGTATTGATACGTTGCATAAACGCTTGCTCTTTTAACTGCTTGTTAAGGTTCTTTACCTCAGCAAGTGCAGGATTATTAGCAATCGCTTGTTCAACAGCACGTTTAGGGTCATCGAAGAAATCTAATTCTTCATCTTGTTGTACATTGCCGTTCTGATTCTGGGCGGTATTACTGTCGAGATTTGTCTTAACAAAATCATCTACTATCTTGCGAAGCTCTCCAACTTCTGAACTATGACGACCTAAAAGCTTCTCAGCTTCTTTGTGCATCTGAATAATCTCAGCAGTAGTCTTACCTCGGTATTTCTCAGGTAGCTCGTCTGTCTTATCAGTTACATCGTCATTATCAATGCTATTACCATCAGGTTCATCTACATTGTCTGTAGAGTCTTCGGTATATAACTCGTTAAATTCTTCACCTTCTAGTAAATCAGGTTTAGTAAGGTTCTCAGGTTCTATAAATGTAGCCATTATTAACTCCGTACTTTGCAGTATTGTGGATTAGTTTTTGCCATTAGCGGCTCTCTCGTGATGCTTTGCCCATTTCGCCGTTGCAGTAGGGTAATCACCCGACATCGCATCCAACTTAAAGTTACCACCAGAGATTATCCGTCTAGCTTTAGTTCCGCATTCTGGGCAGGTCGCTTCCTCTATTTCTTCAGAGACGAACAGCTCAAACATGTGGTCAGTGAGACATAGGAAATCATAAACTCTAATCATCTGTTTCTTCTGTAGTTACAGAGTCATAATTATTACGAATCATAGTCTCAAAGTTCTTTGTATTATTAAGAATGAGTAACTGTCCTTTTGCAAGGAATAGGTCTTTTTCACTCTCAACAATATCAAATGTAAAACGAGATATACTTTCTTCTACTTCACCTACAAACTGTTTCCAGCCCGCTGTAGCGAATAAGTCGAAGTAGTCCTCGTAATACTTTTGGTCTTCTTTTGTCATACATTCTCCAATAAAGGTGTTGACGTAACTGGTACTTCAAAGAGATACAGGCTCTCAGTACCGAAACTTTCCTGTATTGCTAATTAGTTCTTGACTTTTGTGTCTAAATGTGTTATGTAGTTATGCTAGGTATTATAGCACACTTTTGCGTAAAAGTCAAGCTTTATTTAACTTATTTTGCTTTATCTAAAGTACCCTTTGCAGTAGTAGAAATTGTTGTACCTATTTGCTTAGGAAATGTCGGCATCTCTAGGATTGCTACTTGACCCTCTAAAGTTTTAATACGACTATCTAGTTTCTCTAGAATAATATTTACATCTTCTAGGACTTTATTTAAATCGCTTGCTGTAATCATTTCGGTTGTTTCCTGTTTGTCATCTGAAGGGTTGCGATATTCTCATTAGAAGCAATATCCATTTGTTGTATGTCTAGCTGTTTATTCTGTAACTCTAATTGAGCAATCTTAATCAACTGTTCAAACTCATCAACTGTAGAGTGCTGTGCAAGTGCCGAGATACGGCGTGTTTCTTCTTCTATTGGTAATAGTTGAGTCTCCACTTGGTTTTGTTGGAAGCGGCTTTGAATCTCCATAGTCTCTGCTTGTAGTTTCTGTAGAGTAGCTTGTAAGATTCCCATTTGCATTTGTTGTTCTGCTTGTTTCTGTTTCTCAGCTTCTGGATTAGGCTCATTAGCTTGTTTAAGTAATGCTAGTAATTCTTCACGATTACTTAGATTCATCTGGTCTACGATACTAGATAGTAATGCAGAGTATGCAGGAGAGTCGGGAGACATAGTTTGTAATAATTGTACTAACTGTGTTACTTCATATTCTCTAGCTACTATACCTAATGAACCTGTAACTACAAACTTGTGGTCTTGAGCTTTATATAGTTCTGGATTATACTGCATATAACGACAAGCCGCTTTAGACACAAATGGCATTAAGAAGTTATCTTGGAAGTTAAGTAATGTACGTTTATGTCGTTTGATGATAGCACCTAATGACATAGACACTGCACCTACTTTAGCGTCTCCACTCATAACATTCTGCATACCTGCACTGTCTACAGCACCTGTAGCTTGTTGAACCATATCTTGTAATGCTTGACCTTGAGCAAATGTAATCTGATTTAGTGAACCAAAGTTAAATGGTTGTAGTATCTCAGATGGATTACCATTAGTTAAGATTGTTTGACCAGCTCTTATCTGTGGTTTAGCGCCCCTAGGCATCCGTGTAGCGTCTATAGCCATCATAGGATGTATGGTTAGGGCTAGTGCATCAATTCGTGCCCTCATTTCGGTATCCAGAGCCTTCTGAGGGTTATATCCTTTCTCACAAACACCTCGTCCCCAGAACTTACTAGGTACAGTATCCCATTGAAAGGCTACGATAGGTCTATCATTCTGCATGTACGGATTAGCTTCTACTTTAAGTAGTGTATCACCATTAGCAATAATAACAATAGCTTCAACGTATGAACCATCATCTTTAACGTCTTTATTTACCGCTAAATCCTCTAGCATCTGCTCGTCTTCATCCATATCTGCACTATCCATCATATCTAATGCAATTTTGAATAGGTCTTTAGGGACTAAGCCGTAGTATTTAGTTAATCGTACTCTATCTGAGTTCTGGTATGTTAATTCTTGGTCTGGCTCAAGCTCTGAATCAGACTCTACAGTACCTACATCTACTTTACGGTAGATACCAGACTCCATATCTTGCTTAACTTGATGATAAGGAACAAACATATCAGTAGCACAGCCTAAAGCATCCTCAATAGATGGTGCAAGAGGGTCAATTAGGAAGTTCTGAGGCAGTACAGGGCGCATTTTAACTAGGAAACGCTCTTTCTCATATACACCTACCGTTAAAGTACTACCGTCGCCTGTAGGCTCTGTAGCTGGAACGAACTCTTTAATCTCTTTTAGATAAATCTCACCGATACCTGTACCATATACAGCGGCATTGATTAGAACTTCAGAGATACTAGAGCGTGCTCGAGCAAACTGCATATCTTCTTGTAGTTGTTTCTTGGTAAATTCAATATCTAAGCGTTCTTCGTCTTGAAAGTCATCTCTAATCTCAAACCAATTACCTCTACCAAACGTAGCTTCTTCTACTTCAGCTACAGAGGACTCCACAGCTTGTTGTAGTGCAGGTGTTACTAGACGTGAGCGTTCTGAGTCGCGCATACTATCTGATTTATGCCAGATGCCACGCCAGAGTCTGTAGTATTCTTCAAATGAATCACGATAATTGCTATCGAAGTGGTCTCTCCACTCATCACATTTTTCCATAACAAAGCTTGTTAAGGTGCTTTCAGAAGTATCTTCCATTTTAAACCCTATATTGTTTGTGAATTACTTGCTGTACTCTTTTAAGTACGCGGCTGCTGAACTACAGAACTCTGAATTATCTTGTAATAGCCCTATAGCTAGATTACATTTATCGCATAAAAGACTTCTTACTTCGCCTGTATCATGGTCATGGTCTACAACTAGCTTGCTATGTCTAGTATATTTAGAGTGAATGTTGCAAATAGCGCACCTACCCTCTTGCTTTTTACTCATTTCTTCGTATTCTTTAAAGCTAATACCGTAAGAGTACCTATATTGTATATCTCTTACTTTTTCTTTATTTTCTTTTCTATACTTTTTACGAGCTTCTGCGGAGCATTGCTTACACTCGTTTCTGTATGCTTCTCTGTCTTTTCTGTATAGAAAGTTATCTATTGATTTTTCTTCACTGCACTTAAAGCAATTCTTTTTCACTTTAAAATCCTATTATGTTAGTAGATGTCAGCAAAGAAGCCTTGAAAGGTAGCTACTATATCTAACCCTGTAGTAGCGCCTTCAGCAGTCACTCGTACGTCGTGATTAGGTGGTATAATTTGGTAAGG